CCACTGCCAAAATAACACTGGCGTCTGGAGTATTAGGAACACCCACGCCTGCCAAGATGTCATTGATTTCGAGAGCGGGACTAGGATCACCAGTAAATCTATAAACAGCGTAAGGTGCAGGAATACCGTTGGTAATTCCATAGTCGCCTATGCTTAATACATCTTCTTCTGATGTGCTGTATTCTACGATTTCATCTAAGACAACGTCTGTTAGTGTGTAGATGATAGGTGCTGTGCCGCCGAGGATGGTGCCTACTGGTATTTTTAATTTGGGAACGCTGACAGCACCTTCGCCATCGGGGTTTAATATGATGTCAGCATTGACATTGGTACCGCTGATAGTTTGATCTTCTATAACCAAGTCGCCTAACAGATTGGGATCAAGCGCACTGATGACCCCATCGCCGTTGATCGTTACAGTCGTACCATCAACCTTGACACCGCCCAAAACTGTGGTGCTAGCAACAGGTAATGAATATACGCTTTCTGGGCTGGCATCCACCCAGTCGCCATCGTAATAAACATACAGCCTACCATCTGTGGTATTGTACCACAGTGAATTTGCCGCAGGATCTGCCGGCGCCGTGGGCCCTGAACTGGTTTGTTCTAGCGCTGTTAAATTGATTGTGTTATTGCTGTCGTTATAGTTAACAGTAATGCCAGTATGTGTACCGTCAGTAAACATATCTGCCACGAAGTCTTGTGAAAGTTCTCCGTCGTACAGCTCGTCAAAATTCCTATTGATCTTATCAAACGCTACGCGGATTGACTCGCCGTCACCGGTTTCTTCACCCGAACCTATGTTAATAATTTGCTTTACCATCTAATACACCTCAATAATTCAATATGATTCTATTAACCGACCCTACGGTCCAATTATACACGATTGCTCGGATCCAAACAAAATTACCAGTGAAATTGTAAATTGTAATGGATGTAGTAGCTGAGGTGTAAACGATAGGTCCAATGGATACAGCAGCCGATACTAACCCTGTAGTATCTACTCGATATCTTCCCTGCCTCGCTAATGGAATATTTACCCAGTCACTGTTTGTGGGGTCGCTAGAGAGCGTGCCCTGTATGGCGATATCGCCGATAAATCCAGTGATTTGTATCTGTACAGTGTGCAAACCGTCTGCGAGACCGTAGAAACCAGCACCTTTGATTTTTTCACCCGTGATAGTTTCTACGCCTGGTTCAGAAGTATGAGAACTGCTTGGTAATAATATTAAACTCGTTGCTGGCATAATTTCTTTCCTGTTCCAATATTTATGCTTGGAACAGGAAAGATTTCACTGTTTCTTGCGTTTGATCTTGAGTTTGATCTTGTAAGCTTCTGCGAATCGAGCAACAGTCATGCCTTCGATCGCAGTGAGATCTTCGAAAGAAGTGTATTGGTTTTTCTTCTGCTCATAGGATGCGATGAGACCATCTTCCTTGACAGATATGATGATTCCTCGCTTCTCGCTAGTCATGGACATATTGCCAAATCCCGTTACTGGAATCTTGGCGCTGATCGACACTCCTGCTTTAAGAAGGTTCTTCTCGGCCAGCAGTTTAGCGATATTAAGGCTGTTCATTTTGGATTTCCTTTTCTTCCAGTTCCGAATGGGTGACTATCTTGATAGTTTTCTTGATAATAGGGCCCAGCAACATCTGGGTCATTAATAGAACCTTGCTATCCTTAACATAGAAGTAAGAGGCATCGGCCCAATAGTATTTGTCTTTCTGCCTAAACATTTCCAGCAATCTGTCAGATATGTGAAAACGATCTTGATTGGTTTCGTAAAAAGACAAAAAACTGGGATTGATTTTTCTAAAATCGTAACTCAGTAATATCTTGTATCTGCAATCATGTGTAAGCTTTGGTCTTACTTCTATCTTGACATCTTCCATCATGGCTTCCAGAGCCTTTTCGTTTTTTGGCTCGTAGAATTCTCTTATTGCATGAGGCAGAAGGACAACAAGATCATCCAAGATCTTTCGATCTGCGAAGAATATGGAAAGACCAAGCTCATAACGCATCTTGATCTTTTCTCTATTAGCCCGGATGAAATTCTCCAGCTTTTCGGCAAGCTTGGTCTCGGCTCCGCTTTTTGTTCTTCTAACTGCTAGATGATCATGTTGACTGGACCTGTGCGCAGCTTCGATCCAGTCAAATTGCTTAAACACTATCTTGTAGGGATACTTCTGATAAAACAGTCGATTGGACTCTTTGAATTCCATCTGCGCAATGATCCTCGATGCTCTGATAAGTTAGTATAACATCTTTATCAGATGCGTCAACTATTACATTGCCGCCGTTCCTGAGCTTGCCAAACAGCATCTCTCGCGACATGGGCTTCTTGATCTCTTGGTCGATGATCCTTGCCAGTGGTCTGGCACCCATCTTTGGATTGAATCCTTTCTTGGTCAAGAAAGACATTCCAGTATCTGTTACTTGGATCTTGATGTTCTTCTCTCGGATCAGCAGATTCAACTCATCGATGAACTTGTGTACGATACGCTCCATATTGTTCTTGGACAGTTTGGTAAACTTGATAATACCGTCTAGACGGTTGCGGAATTCCGGAGCAAAGAAGTTATTGGTCGCTTCTTCGCCGTCGTTGAATCGCTCTTCGGTGCTGAATCCGATGGTGTTGCGTTCAGCATCCTTGGCACCTAGATTAGAAGTCATGATCAGGATCACGTTGCGGCAATCAGCTTCCTTGCCGTTGGATCCTGTGACCTTGCCATTGTCCATCAGCTGTAGCAGCACATTGCTGACATCGGGATGAGCCTTCTCGATCTCGTCCATTAGCAGCACACAGTTGGGATGCTCTTGGATCTTAGTGATCAACTGCCCGGCATTCTCATCATAGCCCACGTAGCCAGGTGGCGAACCGATCAGCTTGGCGACACTGTGCTTTTCTTGGTATTCGCTCATATCGAACCTTACCAAGTCTACTGCAAGATTATCTGCCAGTTGCTTGGCTGTTTCGGTCTTGCCGCAGCCTGTCGGACCTACGAACAGGAAGGACCCTACCGGCTTGTTCGGAGACTTTAATCCAGCGCGGGCGATAAAGATCTTATCCAGCACATCGTCGATGGCCTTGTCTTGACCAAACACTTTGCTTTTTATGTTGGATTCTAGATTGGCCAGGCCTTCGCTTTCTGTCCCGGCCACAGCCTCCACAGGCAGCTTGACCATCTTGCTCAGTTCGAATTCGATATTCTCGGATGTTACTACTTTTTTCGCAGAAGAGTTCAATTTAAACCTTGCACAGGCCAAGTCTATAAGATCGATGGCCTTGTCCGGCAGTTTCTTATCGCTTTGATATTTGACCGACAGTCTCACCGCGGCAGAGATAGCTTCGTCGGTGATCTTTGATTCATGGAATTTTTCGTAATATTTTTTAATACCCTTGAGGATATCTACAGCAATCTCTGGAGTGGGCTCGTCTACAGCAACACGCTGGAAGCGCCGCATCAGCGCACGATCTTTTTCGAAATGCTTGCGGTATTCTTCCCATGTAGTAGAAGCGATAACTTTGATAGTTCCCTTGCTCAATGCTGGTTTGAGGATATTGGCCATATCGTTGGGATTGTTATTGCTGCTACCAGCACCATTCATCATATGAGCTTCGTCGATGAAGATGATAGCCTTGCCCTTCTTTTCGATAGCCTTGATCACTACCTTGAGCCGCTCTTCGAACTCTCCTCGATACTTGGATCCAGCCAAGAGCGCAGCTATGTCCAGATTATAGATAGTGTGTCCGAACAAGAAGTCTGGAACTTCTTCGTTAACGATCTTAAAAGCAAGTCCTTCGGCGATAGCTGTCTTGCCTACGCCAGGGTCACCTACCAATATCACGTTGGCCTTGTTGCGACGTCCCAGTGCTAGAACTATGCTTTCGATCTCAGTATCTCGGCCTATCACTGGATCGATCTTATTTTTCTGTGCTTGCTGCGTCAAGTTAACTGTATATTGCGAAAGCAGCTTGTCGAACTGATTGCGATCCAGTGTCTCCTCATCTACCGAAATAGTTTCAGAATCGATGTAGTCGGACACCTTTTCCTTGGTAAATCCAGCCTTGAACAGATAAAACACTGCATGACTTTTCTTTTCCGACAGCAGGCTGAGAAACACATCGATGACTTCTATCTTATGGCGACCATTAAACAGCACTTGAGTAAATGCTCGATTTAGGCAGCGCTCCACGCTCTGTGTCTTCTGAGGCTTTACTTTTTTGGTTGCAGTTATTTCAGAAAGCTGATTGCGAACAAAATGATCTAGATTAGTTTTAACATAATCTAATTCGCCGGGGAAGTCTAATATGAACTCTATAAATTTCTCATCTGAAACAATGACCAATGTTAGATGTTCTAATGTGAGATATTCGTGGTTAAGCGAAGAAGCCAGCTCTATAGCTTTGTCAAAAATATTCTGTAAGTCTTCGCTGGGCTCTAACATCATCGGCATTGGCTGTTCCTTTAAATCTGTTTCTAGATACTTCTATCTTATAAGACATTATAGTATGATTTTTGTGATTAAACAAGACTTTAAGCTTGGCTTTGCTTTATCTTCTCAGCCAATTGATTGGCCATGCTGATCAACACAGGGTCTTTTATTATAGGAGTCTTGACAGAAACGACGACGATTA